TGTTGGTTGGTTTGGCTTTCATGTCTCAATCCTCAATCGGTGACCCTTCTTCAAAGCGTGTAGTCTCACGGTGAAAGCTGAGTCGGATTTCATCTAGCCCGCCGTTGCGTTGCTTGGCGACTAGAAGGTTGACCTGCACAACCACGTCGGACGGTTCGTGGTTCGGGTCTTCTTTGTAGAGGAAACAGATAACGTCGGCGTCTTGTTCGATCTGCCCCGATTCCCTTAGGTCGCTCAGCGTTGGCTTGCGCTCCTTACCCTTCTCAATGTCACGGTTCAACTGAGCCAACGCAATCACCGGCACCTTCAGTTCCTTGGCTAGTCCTTTGATGTCATTGGAGATTTCAGCGACGGATGCTTGCCGGTCAGCCTTGTCTAGCCTTGGCCGAATCAGCGTTAGGTAATCGATGATGAGCAGCCGAATCCCGTGCTTCTTATGCCAGCGCCGGGCCTTGGCTTTGATCTGAGCCATCTTGAGGCCGGAACGGTCGTCAATGTAGAGCGGGAGCTTGGAGAGCTTGGTGGCGGCGATTGACACTGCGCGCATGTCTGCCTCGAACCAATGGCCTTTCTGGACGTTCACGCGGGCAATGGTGCCAAGCGCGCGTTGGTTGAGCATGCTCGCAGTCATCTCAAGCGAGAAGATGCCGACACCGCATCCAGACTCCGCAGCAACCATTCCGATTTGGACGGCTAGCGAAGTTTTGCCGCAGGAAGGTCTGGCACCGATCACGATCATGTCGCTTGGCTGCAATCCGCCGGTGAGCTTGTCGAGTGAACGGATGCCGGTAGGAAGTCCCGTCATGTTGCCGCCAAACCTTTGCTGAATCGCATCAATGGCCGCGCGGACGTGTTCCTTCTGCGTTAGCTCAATCTCTCCGGCACCTGAGTCTTCGCCGACTTTGAGGATTTCGCGCTCTGCCTCGTCAACCAAGGCGTCAATGGGTCCGCTGGCTTCGTAAACCTTGCCGACGATGCCAACGGCCGCTTGAAGCAAATGCCTCAGCGTGGACTTCTCTTTGAGGATGCTCAGGTAGTAACCAAGATTGGCAACCGATGGCACCTTGCCGTCTAGTTCGGACAAGTAAGCCAACCCGCCGACGCCTTCCAGTTGCCCAGCATCCTTTAGCCGTTGCTGAAACGAAATGAGATCAATCGGTTGCTGAGCATCCCACATGGCGACCAAGTGCGAATACAAAACCTGATGCCGCATGTCGTAGAACTCAGCTTCCCCGCGCTTCAACGCTTCAACCGCCTGGCCGATGCACTCATTCGGCGAAATGAGGCAGCAACCCAAGACGCCCTGCTCCGCTTCTAGGGAGTGAGGGGGCAGGCGGTCCAGCACGTTCGGCTGAAGATTTATGACGCGGGCATTACTCACGGAATGTCATACTCCCCTATCGGCAGCGGTTCTTGCCCGGCTTGCATTGCCTCAAGCTGTTTCAGCAACGCCTTGTATTCGTCCTTCTGCTCTTTGGTCGCCGTCTTGGAGTTGTATTTCAGCCAGTTCCAGTTTCCAGGGTGAGTGTCGATGCGGGCTTCGAGTTCTTTGATCTGCACGAACATGGGTTTGGGTTTTGATGCAAGAGCCGGCTGTTTTGAATCCCCTCCCCACTTCTTCCAATTCCCACGCCAAGTCCGCATGGCCGCTTTCCAATCGACAATGCCTTTCCATCCCCTTGCTTCGTGGTGATTCAGGAATTGATCTGCTTCATCGGCCGGCAATCCGATTTCGGCGGCGTTGGCGATGCACATTTCCAGCGTTGGCTTTTCCAGCCTCATCCTAGGCTTTGGAATACTTGGAGCATCGTGGGGGCTAGGGGGCTTGCCCCCTATGTCTTTATCTGCTTCTGCTTCTGCTTCTGCTATGTCCCTGTTTTGCGTTACGGAGCGTGACGAAGCGTTACGCGTAACGCCTAGTAACGCCTTGTCACGGTGCCGTTGCTGGCGTTTTGCGTTCCGTTCCTTTGCATCCTCCTTTGAGGCTTCGTGCCTGTATTTGGCGTAATTCACCAGCGCCCATCCTCCGTCGATTGCTTCCAGTCGCCTCCCTTCGTTGTCGGGTGTCCGCGAAAACGGGTCCGGCGAGAGGAACTTGGCAATGGCAGCTTGGCACCTTTCCAACGGGACGCCGGCAGTCCTAGCAAGCCCTGGAATGCTTCCGGCGACTTCGCCGTGCTTGTCTGCCAGTGCCAGAAGGGTGATCCAAACAACCTTGGTGTCGGAGTCCTCGCACCACAGGGAGCTTTGCAGGATGCTTTGATGAACTTTGGTGAATGCCATGTTTAGAACCAAAACACCCACCGCAAACCGGGGTGGAAACTCACGGAAGGCTGCCGCGACGTTGCCCGGTCTGGGTGGGTGAAAGTTGTGTTCATGAGCCTTTGTAGGTTGCCTCGCTAGGTTTCCACGCCTCGCGCTGCTAGGCCGTTGCTACAAAACATCCCGGGGATGTAAAGAGGCAGTTGCGGAGGGTCATGGTGATTCCCCCTTCATCCTTTGGATTTCCGCGCGGGCTTTGTCCAGTTCCTGGCGGAGCTTGTCGCGTTCACGGCGCGTGCATGTTATGGATTGATTGTTCCGGTTTACGTCGCTGCTTTTTACCTGCGTTTCACATTTGAAATGGAAGGCGTGATCCATCCAGTTGACTGCAAGGCATGAACCGCAGAACGGGCAGGTGGTCACGGCTTGGACTCCTTGGCTTCGGTCCAATCTTCAACCGCCACCTCGTCTTCCGTGAATACGGATTCACGAAGGCGGAAGGCAATCTCATTTCCCGCTTGCTCCAGCCGGCGGATGCGCTCGTTGGCCGCGGCCAGCTCGCGTTCGAGTTGCTCCATAAACGCCCTCACCTCGCCGGAACCCATCAGGCCGCGGGAAAATCTGTCGCATACCGTATCAGTCCTCGGTGTTGGTGTGTCGCTCATTTCAACCTCCGTTCCGCGTCTTCGATCATCGCAACCAACTGTTTCGCGTCATCAAATGACCAACGCTCGGTTTTGATCGTGAAGTATTTTCCGCCCCCGCCGTCGTGAGATTCGATTTCGATGAACTGGCCAATTGTGCCGTCATCGCAGCAGTCGTTTTCTTGGCTGTAGGTTAGCATACCAGCTTCAAGAACTGGTTCTTTGCTTGGTGTGTCGCTCATGCTTTTGCCTCCCTCACCACCCTAGCTTCGCGCATCGCCACGCACTTCGGATGCGTCCGCAGTATCTCCGCGTTGTGGCCCTTGTTGAGGTTCCCGCACCACTCCTGAGGCAGGATGTCCTGCACGTAGCGCGGCGAGCGGTCCAATGCGCCGGCAATCACCGCCATCGTCCAACCCTCCTTGCGCTTCGCGATGGCAAACTCCCGGTCCTTGTCGCGGCGCGCTTGGACGTTCTGCATTCGCACGCTTTGGCGCATAGGCTTCACGCGATTAGCCGGCGGGTGCTTGGTCTTCTTCCCGTTCTCTTCCCGCGGCAATAGCTCGGAAACGTAGTGTCGCGTGACGCCTAAGGCCTCAGCAATGTCCGCGTTGTCTTTGCCTTGGTTTCGCATCTGCGCCGCCAGTGCGACCGATTCAGCGCGCGGCCGGCGGACCTTGCCGGGCATCTTGCGTGTCTTATCCCACAGCTTTGCCGGATTGGCCACGACGGTCATGCCGTTGCGGGCCAGCATTTCGCGGATTGAGTCGGCGGTTAGACCGGGTTTAACGGCATCTAGTAGGCGGTGCGTGCTCATGTCGGGATAAGCTCCTGTTCAACGTGCTCTTCAACCGCGGCCAAGTTTCGGACAGCTTGGTTGTAGTAGGCTGCCTTCAACTCCACGCCGATGCCCTTCCGGCCATTCAGGACAGCGCCATACACCTCACTGCCGACGCCCATGAACGGTGTCAGCACAACCTCGCCGGGATTGCTCCACAGGACGCAAGCGCGCTCGATCACGTCGAGTTGCAGGGGGTGAACGTGGCGCTCGTCATCAGACTCCCGGCTTTCCTTGTAAGGCAAGGTCCGCTCGATCCGAATGTCATCCCAGAAGCTGCTCGCGTATTGACGCCAAATCCAATGACTAAAGCGGTTCTCGGTCTGCTTCCCTGTATGCCCCTTGTATTGCTGAAGCTCATGAGGGATTACACGCTCTCCGGCGTAGGAATGAAGTCCGGTCGGATGCGAAACCGGAACCGTGTTCTCGCCCTTCTTTCGGAACGTCAACAGGTAGTCGGCGCTAGCCACATCACAGAGCGTGGAGTCTTCCACGATCTGAGCGTGTGCCAATCCCTTCGCCATTGTTCGGAGACGGACGCCAAGCGGTTCTTTCCAAATCGCGCGCCGGCCCATGAATTGGAAACCGTGCTGCTCGTGAAGCCGGATGATGTCGCCGGGGAAGTCGATCAATCCGGTTCCTGCATTTGCGCCGCAACCCATGCGGGCGGTTTCTCCGTTTCCTTTGCCGGGCACGTCCATACAATGAACAGCGGTAATTCGTCCCGGCTTGGTTAGCCGCGCAATTTCCGCAACCACGTAGCCGTAATGAACAAAAAACTCCTGATAGCTGGCGCAGTTGCTTAGGTCGCGCTCACTGCTGCTGTAATTGTAGAGTCCGCAGAAGGGCGGAGAGTAAATGCTGAGGTCAACTTTTTCGTCCGGCAGCGAGCGCATCACTTCAACGCAGTCGCCATTATACAGCGCATACTTGGCGCAGATTGTTTGATTGATTATAGCCATGATGGAATCTCTTGTTTGTTAACGTGGGTGTTTGCCTTTTCAATGCGGAGTTCGTTTGTGATAAGCTCAACCAGCTTTGCAAACATCTGCTCCGCTTGGTCAGACTTGCGGTTAAGGTTTGAAAGGACGCCCGCCTCGCCTTCGCTTGAGATAACGTCAACCTTAACGACGTGCTTTTGTCCAAACCTCCAGAAACGCCGGATTGCCTGATACCACTGCTCAAACGAATGCGACGGGAATGATGTGGTATGGTGGCAATGTTGCCAGTTAAGACCAAACCCGCAGACAACGCTTTTGGTGACCATGTTTTGAACTTGGCCACGTTGAAACGCCTCAATCTTTTCCTCCTTCTCGTCATCGGAGTCATCGCCCGAGACTTGGACGCAATCTTGAATCAGTCTTTCAAGAAGGTCGCCTTCCTGGTTCAGATGACACCACGCGACGGATGCGCCTTTGTGAGAGTTGACCAGTTGAGCGGCCATCTCGCATCGTTCTTGAATTGTCCGGCGCCGTTCGCTCCTTTGCTCCTGCAATCCGATGGCAGGCATATCAAAAAGGAAGTCAGGGTTGCGCGACCTTGCCTTGATGATGTGCTCAACCGAATTGAGTTCTGGCAGCTTGTAGGCGTCGTCTGGAAATCCAATGTCAGAAGGCTTTCTGACTGCCCTTGCCCACGAACATACCCAGCGCCAGAAATCGTTCTGAGCATGGCCACGAAACCGATAGAGCCCGGACCGGAATTCTTCGCTCCTGCTGGTTGTCTGCTCTGACTTTTTGAAGAAGCGGTTGAGCATGTCCATGAACCCAAGATCACCCAGCGCCTCGCTTGAAGTGCCAAGTTCAATGTAGTCATTCGGCGCGGCTCCT